AAGTACAGATAGCATTAGAAAAATTTAACATAAGAATTCATCAACTGGAAGAACAGTTGAGGTCTCCTAATTATCCTACACTTGTAGTAACGTTCAAAGACCACAATAGATGCCTTCTTACAGATGAAGATGTAAAGCATTTTACTTTTAATTGGAAAAAAGGAACGGTATACATAAATTATTGCCATGTAGGAAAACCTGTTTTAGATGTATTCAAAGACCATGACACTATCACACAGGGTGTGGTACCACAAACACATTACAGTGCAGACTTCATGATAAAATTTGGACCGTCAACAAATTATCTAATTTTTGTTCTAAGAAAAATAATAATCAATATATGGTTGAAATTTCAAAAGTTCAAATTTAAGAATCCAAATATAGGCTATATTCCAGTCGCTGATATCATCGGCAATTTTGATATAGAAAATTATAGAAAATTTAATAGAGTAAAAAAAATCGAATGTATAAAGTAACTAGTGCATGGCCGCATCAAGATCAAATTAAGATAGAATGGAACCTTGGCAAACGGTGTAACTACGACTGTACATATTGCCCAGCAAGCATACATGATAACTTTAGTCCTCATACAGACATCGATATATTAGAACGCACAGTGGATAAGTTGTGTGAACTAGGTAAGCCGTTGCGTATCAGTTTAACTGGAGGAGAGCCTTGTGTGCATCCAGACATAGAGGATCTATTAGAGTATTTTAAACGTAAAAATATATTCTGGGTCAACCTAACAACTAATGGAACTAGGGGGTATCGATGGTATTTGCAGCACGAAATGTTTTTTAATCATCTTGTTTTCAGTTTGCATTTTGAACAAGACTGGACAAGAATATTCGATACCATTATGAAATTCTACGACGAGACTGATCGAGACTTTTTTGTTAATGTAATGGCACATCACAATTACATGCACAACGTAAAAGTTGTTGTTAAAAAGTTTGATGAACTGGGAATTAAGTATGCCATTCGTAGAATTCGGTGGACTGAAGGCGACCATAACGTATTCGACGATTTAAAATACGATGGCAAGGATCTGGAATGGATTTTAAAACACGATGCTACAGTTAAACCAAATTGCCGTATTGATGACAGTGAAGTCATGCATAGCAACGATGTAATTAAACTTCACAAAAATCAATTTAAAGACTGGACTTGCAATGCAGGCATTGAAAGTTTAATGATCAACTGGGACGGTGAAGTACATAGGGCAACGTGTAGAGTGGGCGGAAGTCTTGGTAATATCTACACAGGAACATTTACTGCCCCCAATGCTCCGATTTCGTGTACTAGAGACTGGTGCACCTGTGCAGCAGATATTCCGTTAACCAAGTTTAAACTTTGATTGTTGTGTTTCGCATGCGCACAAGCAACTCTTAATAGAACATATAGATGGTTTAAATTCAGGATCAAATTTTTCTACAAAGTCGTTGTCTAAGATATTGAAAGAATAGTCAAGCCCATAAACCTTTTGTTGACACGATCCTTGTATTGCCCCAGTCCATTCTATAAACACATTATCTAAACCTATGTCACAACTCCATCCTTCAAATGCTGTCCAGTTTTCGTTAATGTATGTGTTAGATTTGGATTTCATAGTTTTACCGTTATCGAAATACGCAACACTTTCGTGAAGTCGTATTTCGCCAGTGAATATTAATTTTCTATTTTTCCAAAACCATAATAGACTAGGTATTCGTTTCAACGAGTTTTTTAAGAATCCTTTTTGATCTTTTGTTAATTGTATATCGTTAGCATCTATGACTTTTATGCCTTTGATGTTTGCAACAGCTGGTTCGATAACTTCGCAAGTTGTTATGAACCAAGGATGCTTGCTGTGTTTTTTCATGTAGGCAATTACATCAATGCCTTTTTGCCAATGTTTCCGATCCATCAAAACTTTCACAGTAACTTTCTTACCATACTCAAATAACGTATCTGCTACCGCAATCATGTGATCTGGGTCAGCTTCCGCTATGTGATAAGATAGTCCAGCATTATCTATTAGATGACCGTATTCTTTCCACCATCTAAGTGTTCTTGAACCATTACTAATTATCGTAAAGTAGATATCATTTTCTTTTTTAACTGCTTCAATAAATCGTCCCAGGTCTTTCCATAGAGTCGGTTCGCCGCCTGCTATACTGAGATGTATTTTTGTTTTGCCCAATTTGGTTCTATATTGCGCAATCATGTGATTGAAGTTCTTGATTATGAGATCCAAGTCTTGCGGGGAACGATAATCACCGGCATTGCTACCGGGCCAACAGTATTCGCATCTATAGTTACAAACATTGTTGGGATTCCACCTTATGGCTAAAATATTAGATTTCTGGGTTGATACAATTTTTATAATTTTCATAGTAAATGCGCTAGTTCGGGGAACGTCTCTTTAAAATCTGTGCCACGTTGTTTATCCATTGTAATAATATAATCTTTAAAGTCTGGTAATAAATTGGTGTGATCTTCTTTATCCATCCAGTCTAGTATGCCTTCCCAACGTTTCCAGCCATATGGGTTGACTTCCCAAAATTCTGTATCTTGTGTGTAGTTATCCCACAACCATTGCTGTAGTTCGGCAAACAAATCACGTACAGCTAATTTATCTTCTTTGGGTAGTACACGCAGACTCAACCAAGTTGGAATCCATAGCAAGTGTACACCTACTAGACCGCCACCCATTACATGACCTGCTGCATTTAGATCAAAGTTTATCTTGTTAAACTTCATACGCACCTTCCACTTGATGAAATCCGGAACATGTTTGATGTTTAGTATCTGTACAGCCATAGCGATGTTGGTCTGTATATTGTCTGGTGCATTGTCTAACTTAACTAAATTACTTTCCACTTCTTTCCAATCTAATGGATGGCGTATATATTCTCCACGCGGACCTATGCCGTCTAGGCTAACACCGACTTTGACTTTGCGAAACTGGCTCCAGATCTCTATAATCTCGTCATTGACAAGGATGCCGTTGGTATTGTAGCGTAGACTGATCTGCCCGGCATATCCTCGAGCAATGATTTCTAATAAGAATACCTTATGCTCTTTGATCAATAATGGCTCACCGCCTGCGAAATACAACTGTTTGATATTAGGTATCTGATCATAAATTTCTTCCCAAAACGCAGGATTTTCATGCCACTTGTTATTAAAGTCTGAACCTTGCCAACTCATTTGTTTTTTAATCAACTGGCTAGTGAATATAGGAAATACTTTTTTATGATCAGGAACCCACATGCTACTATCATGCGGACTACACATAATACATTTTAAATTACATGTATGACCTAATCTTAAATCTAGGTATTGCAGTTTATAAGGAACTGAGCCGTCTAGTTCTGTTTCAGCTATTAGCTCTTTGATATCGATCTTTTCATTCAGATGCCAAGTCCCGGTTTCCCAAATACGTTTACTAGCAATGCCTTCTGCTTCTTCTTCAAAGCACTTAGTACAGCTAGCAGGAACTGCTCCTTCTAACATAGTCTTTCGCACCGACTTCATATAGTCATTGTTGAATGCACTGGTGGGAAGATCGTTGGCAAAGTTTGCTGGTTCCCCATCTTCTTTTTTAACCAGTCCCACTGTGTAGTCTCCGGAGTCTGCGCCGCTGGCATTAGCCACACAACATATACGCATATCCCCGTTAGGACGGGTTGCCAAGTGTATCCAAGGCAGTACACAAAAACTAGGACTGCCGGTCAAGTCTTTGATTTGTTTCTGCCAATCACCCAGTTGAGTGTTTTCTGGGTGTAGCCAAAATACTTTATTCATTGATTGATATCTCAGTTTCTTGCTCATGAACACCTAGGAAAGGACTATGTGGACCGCACATTATGATGCAGGTTGAACTGGATCTGTCCTTCCATTTTTGTTGCCACATGGTTTGCCATTGCTCAGATTCGATGATGTTTTTAAATCCAGATTCTAGTACGTTTAATCTTGGAAACTCTAGTACTTGCTGACGCACTCGTTCTCCTTCCTCAACAACTGAATCTTCTTCATATAGATTGTATTTTTTCAATAATTCAACATCGTAATTTGTATATAAAAATGCTCCGATCATACAGCAGGGGCTTAATTGATAATGTGCATCGATGAATAAATCTTTATCTGCAATTGCTACACAATTAATTTCATCTGCTTTTGGCCATTGTTGGTGCCCCTGAATATCCGACTTGCTAACAAATTTAATCACGCTGTCAGATGGTTGTTCGAGATTATACAGGAACTGCCCTTGATTATCAACTACAGGAAACGGCCTGCCGTGACGTCTACTAGTTTTCATAGTAAATTGTCTAAATCCCAATTGCTTAGATAAAACTTCTGCGTCAGCAACTTGATGTTCGTTGTGTTTGAATCTGATAAAATGCCATTCAGTAGTTCCGCCGGCATCGATAAATGTTTTAGCATTTCTTAAAATTAAATTATAACTAGTGCCTACTCGATAAAGATGATGCGTATCTTCCAGCCCATCTATGGCAAATATCACATTATGATCGTCTGGCAATGCAGATCTTAATGCTTTCCACCAAGCAGTGGATCTTAAACTACCGTTGGTGTGTATGTCTATTTTAATTGACGGTGCATTAACTTTAACGTATTCACACATTTTGATAAGATCGTTGTTTAATAAAGGATCGCCAAAGTTGCCACAAAAGTTAATAATTTTAAGCTGTGCTAGTACATCTACAGTAAATATTTTTATAAAATCTTCCAAGGACCAATCATTGATAGGTAACAGAGGATTTTCTAGGCCGCCGTGAATATTTCGGGGACACATAGGGCAACTTGCTTGACATCGATTAGTGATTTCTAGATGAACACTTTTAAGTTCGTTAAAATTAAACATTTGATTTTCCTATGATCATCCAGCGTGTGTATAGAGGTAATTCTAATTCGCCAGCCCACATGACATCTATATGGCTCTGTTCTTTAAATTCATCCAGACTGTTAGCTGTACGTACATGCTCTGGTATATCATAATTATTACTTTGAAGAACCAGCAATTGATCTCTAGTGCGTTTATCCAACCATGCAGTGTATTGTTCTTGTGTGATATGTTCGCAACTAGTATTAATTACAATGTCCACAAAGGATATTAAATTACACATGTCTCCAGTGCCTGCTTGGAATCTGCCCGCTATCTCTTCGGCCTTGTTCATCATAGTAGCAATTGGTTCACACGCAGGATCGATATCAAGGCTATAAATTCGTTTGATCGGTATGTCGCTTTGAAATAACATGCTGGCTAACACACCAACCCATCCGCCGTGTATTTCAATACTTGCTGGTCCTTCCTTACCTGAAAATTGTGTACTCAGTGCGTTGATAAGCCATTCTTTACTTTTGAGCTGACCCTGCCAGAA